GCTATGTATCGTCGGAGTGCTGCTGCTGCTATCTTCGGGGTGATTAGACCTAGATGCTCAACTGCGTAGAATCTACACGCTGCGCCGGCTACACCTGCTGCGCTTATAGTTCTTGCGACCCCCCAGTTGATACCCGCCCATCTGGCGAACCCTTCAACACCAAAACACCCATCAAACACAGGGTCACCGAACCACAGACGACCCTTGGCCTGCCAACTTTCAAGAGTAGTCGCGTGCCCAACTACGCAAGCCGGTGCACCGCATTCGTGAGTCCAATCCTGTATGTCAAACTCAGGCTCAGGTAGGTCATCTAGTAGATCAGCCAATTCGTTCAAGTTCGCCTTGTTCATGGTTACTGCTCCAGGCTGTTGAGTGATGGCACACCGTAGTGGGTGCCGATGGTGGCTCGTACAAACTTGCCGTTGAAGTTCTCCACCTCATAGGCGTATGAGCTGTCAGGGGTGGTGACGCAGGTCAAGCCGTCGATGTCGAGCTGGAAGCGGGGGTTACCGTTGATTGAGCTGGGTAGTTGCTTGACGACCGTCAGAATACCAATTGCTGCTGTGATGCTTTTCATGATTACTGTACCTTGTCGATGGTGATTGAGTCAGCCTCGTCGAACCATATGCGGTCGAGTTGCAAGCCCCGAGGGGCCGGGGTGTCATCATGACTCACCACAGTCAGTCGCTCGTGGGTCACCGTAGTTGGTTTACTCGTGTAAACAAGTATCTTGCCTTTACGATGGGCCAACATCATCTTGATGTGCTGGTCGATGTCTAACCCCACATCGGCTGGGATTGATTCGAGTGCTGCGTCTAGTGATGTGAACATGGTGTAGCTCCGTTGGATGTGGGGCCGAAGCCCCGGTTTGGTTTAGGCTGCTTCCAGCCCGTTGGCGATTTCTTTGCCTAGTTGACTGTGTAGCTGCAATCCAACTCTAGCCAAACGTCGTCTCTCATGCTGCAGTGTTGTGCTTCCCAGTCAAAAGTCATTCGTGCGGCGCTGGCTGACAGCCTGTCTATTTCCTTTCTTTGCGTTGCGTTAAGTTGAGTGAACCTTATATCACCTGATAGCAGGTGTCAACTAATAGTTACGAGCGTATCTGTAATATCGGCGCCCCAGACCGCCAGCGCACTTTCAACCCGATCTTCATCACTATCGCCCTGGATGTTGTGACCCTCTTCATCCAGAACGTACTCACCGCCGCACGTTTTTCCTGTAAAAATAGCGATCCAGCCTTGTGCAGTGTCGAGCAATTCAAGTTTGTTTTTTATTTGTCCCGTCTCGTCTGTACATGCGTTTTGTATTGCGCCCATCCGATCTATCTCAACGATTGCATCTGTCATACTCAGTTCGATTGTCATTGTCGTTGTTCCCGTTTGCGTTAAGTTGAGTGAACCTTATATCACCTGCTATCAGGTGTCAACTAACCCCGGTAAATAAATTCAATCTGATCGACAGTGAGGTCACATCCATCGACTTCGTAGTTGATCGGGGCGGTTAGGTCTTTGCCTCGCAGGCCTGCAGCATAGCGGTGTGACAGCGTCCCAGAGTCGATGCCGGTGAATGCCGCGATGGTGGTAAGATGGTTGGCGGTGGTTAGGATGGCGAAGTGTTCAGGTGTCACATGGCTGCCTTCGTAGTCAATCAGGTTGGGGTCGATGCCACCAACTGCGCGAGTCAGGTCAACACCTCGCTTACCTGCCCGGTAACGCTGCAGTAGCGTCTGGTAGTTGATACCGATTCGGCCCGACAGCTTGTGGAGTGATACCTGCTCACCCTCATACTCGACTGTGATACCTGGCCGACAGGCATGTGGACTTTGTGTCAGGTCATCACCTCGCTTACCTGAGTTATAACGTGTGATGACCGTCTGGTAGTTGATGCCGGTAACCTTGGCCAGCTTGTGGAGTGATACCTGCTCACCCTCATACTCGACTGTGGGGTTGTCGACGACTGGTGCTGTCAGGTCATCACCTCGCTTGTCTGAGTAGTAGCGTTGTCGCAGCGTCGACAATTTGATGCCAGTCTGCTTTGCAAGCGCCCGGAGTGACACCTGCTCACCGTCGATCATCACGTTGATTGGTTGTTTACCCGGTGGTGCGATGAGATCATAACCTCGCTTACCTGAGTTATAACGATTTTTGACGGTCTGTTCTGATAAACCATGAGTCATGGCGACCATGTTGGCTGAATGCCCCACGCCGTTGATGAAGATGATTCCAGACATTTTGTACTCCTTACGGTTGATTTGAACAGGTTATGGTACAAGTCATCGACAACTAATGCAACCTATAGCAATATTATTTGATGATTTCCAACCCCTATCAGGGTGGGCTGCAGCCCGCATTCACGCTGGAATGATGACAAATTACCCAGCAACCCAGTTGTTTGCAGCTCACTGTGTCGATAATAGCTGGACAAACATCTATACCTATCTTTGTACAGTGATGTCTACCTACCTATACGTAACATTACATACCCATGATTTATATATAAGGAATAAAGGGTATAGGGGGTAAATGGTTGACGAATCCCCTATGAATGCGGGCTGTGTGAGTAACCCTAGCTGAACAGGTTTACAGAGGGGCAGGGTGAATATGGGCTGGAGGTCAATGGAACTGGGCACCCCTATGCTGAATAGCGGGCAGGTGTTCTACTTCTGAGCGCCTGTGTGGCATAATGACGTTTCAATCAACAGAGAATACGACCATGGCACGCCCGCTACGCTTCAAGACAGTCGATGAACTCGACTTCATGATCGACATGTACGTCAGTGAGCAGAAGACTGACCAAGAGCCGCTGACAATCCCCGGACTGTGCTTGTATCTGGGCTTTGCAGACAAGAAATCGTTTTACGACTATGAGGGTCGTGAGTTGTATTCCCACTCAATAAAACGCGCGCGTACAACGATCGAGTTGTGTGTGGTCAATGCGATCATGAAAGGCGGCGGTGCTGGCCCCATCTTCATGGCCAAAAACATGGGCTACACTGACAAACAGGTCGTTGAGTTCGACCCCATTCACATCACACTCACACCACTGCAGGCATCGCTATGAGCAGACTGATCTTCTATCCACAGGGTCAGCCGGCGTTCTTTTGCCCGGCATGTCGTGTGTACCACGAGTTCAACACCCATGTGGCCAACAGCCTGGGTGGCCTGTGGACATGGAACGAGGACCACGACAGCCCGTCAATCGACCAGACGGTCATCACCAGGCTAGGTGATCAAGTCAGCGGTCAGGTGTGGGTCTGTGAGGCCTGGGTCCACGACGGTCTTGTGTCTTTCATGGAATCAACAACCCATCTGGCCGCCGGTCAGACGTTGCCACTGCAGCCAGGAGAGTGAAATGCCATCATTCACGAGTAAACGCTCGATACATGTCAGGAGTGAATTAGCGCGACCACTGCAGGTCGTCGTCGATGAGGCCATCAAGCACATCGACTTCAGCCTGATCGACGGTAAGCGCACTGACGAGCACCAGCAGGAGTTGTTCTTCGCCAGCCCACCCAAGACTACCCTCGACGGGATTATCAAGCGCAGCAAGCATCAGGGGGTGTTAGACGCGGGTCCGGCTTTCGCGTTCGATTTCATTCCAGCACCTTTCACGACATGGGACGACAGACCGCTGTTCACAGCCTACGCTCATTTCATGATTGGCATAGCTGTGGTCAAGGGTATCGAGCTTAGATGGGGTGGCGACTGGGACAAGGACTTCTGTTGGCGCGATCAGACCTTTCACGATCTACCACATATGGAGATCCCTTGGCCACTGTAGAGAAATTCGAGCTAACAGCTGATCAGGTCAAGGCCGTTGACATGCTGGCGAGTGATGCTGTCCACTGTGCGCTGGGTGGTGGTGCTCGATCAGGTAAGACGTTCTTGGTCGTTTGGACGATCATCACACGCTGCCTGCTGGCGCCGGGTGGCCGTCATGTCATCTTGCGCTTTCGCTTCAACGCACTGTATGGTTCCATCATCGAGGATACCTTCCCGAAGGTCATGCGGTTGTGCTTTCCCGGACTGTATGACGCCAAGCTGTGGCACAAGTCACCTGACTGGTTCTACCGCTTCACCAATGGTAGCGAAATATGGTTCGGTGGCCTCGACGACAACGACCGGGTCGAAAAGATTTTAGGTCGTGAGTACTGCTCGATGTACTTCAACGAGGGCAGTCAGATCCCATGGAACTCGATCATCTTGGCTCGCACCCGACTGGCTCAAAAGGTGATGTGTGACCCCAAGCTGACGGTCAACCGTGAGAATCCTAAAGGCATCTCTCGACCGCTGGTCAACAAGTTCTATTACGACTTCAACCCGCCATCCAAGATCCACTGGACGTACCTGACGTTCGTCGAGCACAAGGATCCGATCACCAAGCAGATGATGCCATACCCCGAGCGGATCGGATTCAACTTCATCAACCCGCTAGGCAACAAGGCCAACCTGTCCGCTGACTTCCTGCAGACGCTCGAAGAACTGCCACCCGCTGCCCGTGATCGCTTCCTGCTGGGCAAGTTTGCCGACAACAGCGAAGGTCAGCTGTGGAACCAAGAGATGATCGACTCGACCAGGGTCATGGCCACGGTCGACAATCCGCTACCCAACTGGCTGCGGATCATCGTTGCGGTCGATCCGTCGGGCTGCAGTGGTCCCGAGAACACACGATCAGATGAGATCGGCATCATCGTTGCGGCACTGGGCACGGATGGCGATGGGTATGTACTGGCTGATCTGTCGGGCAGGTATGGTCCAGCTGAGTGGGCCAAGATTGTCAACGATGCGTATGAGCGTTTCGGCGCCGACCGGGTGATCGGTGAAGGCAACTTCGGTGGTGCGATGGTTGAGGCTGTCATGCTGGCTGAGAATCCTAACCTACCGGTTTCCCTTGTGACCGCATCTCGTGGTAAGATTATCCGAGCCGAGCCCATCAGTCACTTGTATCACAAGGCACGGATTCACCACGTTGGTCATCATCCCGAGGTCGAGGACCAGCTATGTGGTTTTACGCAGTCTGGTTATCAGGGCATCAAGTCGCCTGACCGGGCTGACGCACTGGTCTGGGCAATCACTGAATTGTTCCCTGCCATGGTGAAAGAGTTGAAAGAAACGAAAGGTGTATCGTCGAGGGTGATCGTGCGTAAGCGCAGCGCTTCCCGGTACTCTGCAACCAACAGGAGATGATCATGGCAGCTGCAATCCTTGCACTGGCTGGTACGGTTTATAGCACCAACGAACAGAAGAAGATGTCGAAGGAGGCCAACAAGAAGACACCCGTCGCACCTGTCGCTGACGACAAGTCAGTCGAGCTGAACGCCAAGCGTAAGTCGATGTTGTCTGCTGGCATGGGAGCACAGAAGACCGTGTTGTCATCCACCCTTGGCTAAATTATCGGTCGAAGAACTGAAAGGTCTGGTCGGTCATCAGTTCAATCTGCAGAAGAACATGCTGTCGCTGTACCAAACGCTGGCTGATAACTTCTATCCTGAGCGCGCTGACTTCACCGTCGTGCGTAATATCGGCAATGAATTCGCTGACGGGCTGATGGACAGCTACCCGCTGCTCATCCGTCGTGACCTAGCCAACAGCCTCAGCGCCATGCTGCGGGACGGCAGGTGGTTCAACATCGGTGTGACCGATGACTCGATCGACTATGCCGGCCAGAGCTGGCTGCAGACACAGACCGACACACTCTACAAGCTCATGTACCACCGGACAGCCAACTTCATCAACGCCAGCAAGCAGGGCGACAACGACTTTGTGACGTTCGGTCAGTGCGTCAAGTCAGTCGAGATCAACCGCCGCAAGGGTGGCTTGTTGTTTCGTAACTGGCACCTGCGTGACTGTGCATGGTGGGAGGACGAGACCGGCCAGGTGTGCGGCGTCATGCGTAAAGCATCACCCACCCGCCGGGACATGGTCAACTATTTCGGCGCCGACAACGTCCACCCCAAGGTGCTCGACAAACTACGCGAGCTACCATTCGAGCAGATCAACATGGTGCACATGGTCATGCCGTCGAACGTTTATGGGGACGATGAGCTTGAAGCCAAGTATCCCTACGTGTCAGTGTATCTCGACATGGATCATGTCCATGTGATCGAAGAGACTGGCATGAACAACAAGATGTACGTCGTGCCACGATTCCAAACCATCTCGGGATCAGCATACGCCTACAGCCCCGCCACCACAGTCGGACTGTCTGACGCCCGGTGCTTGCAGGCCATGACGCACACACTGATGGAGGCTGCCGAGCGATACGCCAGGCCACCCATCATCGCAACATCCAACGTCGTACGCGGTGACATCGATCTGTCAGCGGATGGTGTGACATGGGTCGACAACGAATACGATGAAAAGATGGGCGCATCACTGCGAACACTGGGTCAGGACCGGGGCGGCTGGCCGATCGGTAATGCTGAGCGAGAGCGCATCGTCGAGACGCTGACCAGCGCATTCTATCTGAACAAGCTCACCCTGCCAGCTGCCGGCAATGGCGACATGACAGCCTATGAAGTCAGCGAGCGGATGAAGCAATTCCGTCGTGAGAATCTACCGCTGTTTGCACCCATCGAGTCGGAGGACAACGGTCAGGTGTGCGAGCTGGCATTCGACATCTGCATGGCCAACAACATGTTCGGCAGCCCGTATGACATCCCAGAGTCGTTGAGAGACGCTGAGGTCCAGTTCAAGTTTGAGTCACCATTGACATCCAGCCAGAATGAAGAGAGGGCACAGCGATACGCACAGGTCCGTGAGATCCTTGGCAGTGCCATGGAAATCGACCCGAGCATTGGCATGGACATCAACCTCAGTCAGGCTGTACGTGATGCTGTGACAGGCGTCGGTGCACCGTCCAACTGGCTGACAGACCCTGAAGAGGCAGCCGCAGCCCGCGAGCAGCAGAAGCAGCAACAGGCTGTGATGCAGATGGCTGAACTAGCAGCGGGGGCATCTTGATGAACGACTGTATAACACGTGAGGAGTTGTGCACTATGCTGGATGAGCACAAGGATGCACTGGTGCAGCATGCGACAGACGCTGCAGCACAGAGCGCATTGATGACCGGTGAGATCGAAGT